GAGAAGTTCGCCGGCGAGACGGGTTATACCGTGACGGTGACGGACGAAGCGGTAACGGCCGACACGGGCGTATGGGTGCAGCTCGACAATCAGCGTCTCACGCCGGGCACGGCCGTGATCACGACCAGTCCGGCCGGCACAACCTACGTCGAGGGCACCGACTACGTGATCGATTACGAGTTGGGGCAGTTCATGGCGCTATCTGGCGGCGGCATCGCAGACGCGGCGGCGCTGCTGGCGGATTACCAGGCCACGGCCATCCGCAAGGGCGAGATGGCGACAATCGAGCGCGGCGAGCTGCAGCTGACGTTCCAACTGCTCGACTGCAAGGCTGACCGATTGGCGCAGCAGGTGTCGAGCGAGGCAGTTGTGTTCGGGCGTTCGCAGCTGGGCTGGGATGCGACCACGCGCACGCTGGTCAGCCTGATCAGCCAGATCCGGCGCAAGATCGACCAGGGCCTGATGTACAAGGCGTTGTCGGCCTCGCTGCGAGTCGCCAACAACTCCGGCGGCACCTGGGATTCGTCGATCGCCACCGATGCAGGCTACGAGACGATGGTGCGAGCCATCGGCCAGGCGCGGACGAAGGTCTCCGGCGCGGGCCGCTATTACAAGCCCAGCGGCATCCTGGCGAGCGAAACGATCGCTGACCTGATGGCGAACTGGAAGGGCTTCACCCAGGCCGGCAGCCGGCCGGACGCGAGCCTGCGCGAGAACGGCTACGCCGGCAGCCTGAAAGGCCTGGGTGCGTTCAAAAGCCCCGACTTCAGCGACGGCTACATCCTGGTGGTCGATCGGACGGTGGTCATCCACCGGGTGTACCAGCCGATGCGCCTGGACGGGCCGCACAAGAGCCGCGACGCCACGACGGGCAAGTTGATCGCGGCCGAGGAGTGGTACGCGGAGGAGTTCAATGGGTCGCTGACGCCGGTGCCGGAAAAGGCGTCGCACGTCATCGTGACCTAGTGATGGATCACAACTGACGGGCAGGGAGTCCATCCCTGCCCGATTTCAGAGATGCAGGTAAGGAGACGAAACATGAAGACGAAACTGATGCGCATGGCGGTCGCGTTGCTGGTGGTCGCGATCACCGGCGTCGGCCTGGCTGCCGCAGTTGGTGAGCCGGAACCGGGGACGGTGCAGGGCATCACGACTTACGCTGCTTATTCCAGCGTACTGACTGGCTCGCTGGCGACAGTCAACTCGACCAGCCGCGACATCCGCTCCTGGCATTCAGCGGATGCGTTCCTGACGGTCGACCTGGGAGCAAACGCTGCGGCGACACTGACCGCCCAGCTTAGCCCGAACAACTCGCAATGGGCGAATGCGGAATACAACTACGTATCCTCGACCACAGTGGTTGAAGTACCCTACCGGGTGGTGTTCACCAGCGACGGCGACGATTATCTGCGCTTGCCGATGGCCGGCATGTATCTGCGTTTTTCGCTCACGTACACCGGGCCGGTTACGACGACAGTCAACGTGACACTGCGCAACGATTGAAAGGACATGAGGGGCGAGGGCGAGCCTCGCCCCTACCCCACAAGGAGGCGATATGGCAGACGCAACATCGGGCGCGGTCAGTCTGGCCGAAGAGAATGGAATCGACCTGGCGCAAATCGTGGGCACGGGCAGCGGCGGGAAAATCACCGTCGAGGACGTGCGCCGCGCGATCGCCGAGCGTGAACCAGAATCGAAAATCGGACCGGAGATCAATCCGTTCGCGCCGGGTGCGGAAAACCTGAGAGAGTGGGTCACAGTCAGGTTCACAGGCCCGACTCACGCCGTGCTGTCGGGCCGGCTGATCCTGAGCGGAGAGACACGCGAGATCACGCGGTTGCAGCTGAAGATTGCCCTGGCGCAACGGCCAGGGCAGTACGTCGTCGTGGGCGAGGTTCAAGGGAAAGGCTAATCCATGCCTATCTCTCTCGAGATTCTAATCACACGTCTACAGTCGGACGTGCCGGCACGATCGGGCGTGCCGGATAGCGGCCAATACGAGCAGGCGGTGCGCGACGCGGTTGGTGATTTCAACCAGCGTGCGCCGATGCAGAAGGTCGCTGTGCTGAGCGTCGTGTCGGGCGCGGCGGCCTATAGCCTGCCAGCCGACTTTGTGCGCGTGATCAGTCTGCAGAGCCTGACCGAGCCAGGCAGTGTCATCGTCTCAGGCAGCGGCCTGATCCCGACTTCGGCTGCGTTTCGCGAGCGATACACGATTGCCGGGCTGACGATCACCTTCTACCCGACGCCGACTTACACGCTGGCGCGCGAGTTGTGGTACGCCGCCGGCCACGTACTGGACATAGACGACGCCTACCCCAACATGACGCCGGACGTGGCCAGCTCGGTGATTTTGAAGGCGCAGGCGATCGCGCTGATGCTCCAAGCGAACAAGGCCGCGCAAGAAGCATGGTCGTATCAAATCGGCGACGAGCGGGTGAGCAAGGAAAAACTGGCGGCCGAGCTGCGGGCACAGGCCCAGGCCGCCGAGGCGCGATATCTCCAAAAGGCCGCCAGCGGTGGCGCCGGCGCGAGCACGATCGGACTACGGGCTGACTATCGACCGGACGAGTACGGGTCGTTTGGGTAAGGTGGAGGGATGAGGGCGGAGGGATGAAGATGGACGGATTCGAGCAGCGTTGTTCGGTCGCGCCCGATGGTCACCATTGCTTTCACGGCGACACGCAGCGCACGCATATCGAGGTGTGCTGCTGGTGCGGGAAGCAGCAGGAGAACCGGGAAGTGGCGCATGGGCCCTACGCGCCAGCTCCACGTGTATTCAGCGAGGTCTCTCGTGATTGACGCCGCTGATCTCGCCCAGATGCAGGCGGACGCACTGGCGATCCGGAGCGACTATGAAGTCAACCTTGCGATCCGGCGCGGCACGACGACGCTGGCGGCGCAGAGCGTGCGGGTGGCGCGCACCGGTACGCAGGCGCGCGTCGCCAACGCTGCCGGCGCGCAGCAACAACGCATGGACGTGATCGTAATGGGCGGCATAACTCTGAATATCGCGCCGCACGATCGGTTCACGCTCGATGGCGTGTTGTACGAGGTGATGTTCGTGCGACCCAACCGACGTGCGGCGACATTCGCCGAGGCGCAGGCGGTGGAGTGAGACGATGGCTACCGGGATCGTGTGGATTCGACCGCCCAGTGCGCTGGCAAAATCGATCGAGCAGTATGGCCTCAAGGCGCGCGTGGCGGTCAAGGCGCTGGCCGACTACTTCGCGCAGAAAATGCAGGACGAGGCGCGCCGGAACGCGCGCTGGCAGGATCGCACCGGGAACGCGCGCAGCGGCCTGGCCGGCCTGGCCGAGCAGGCGGCGCTGGACCTGGTGGTGATCTATCTCACGCATGGAGTGGAGTACGGCAAGTGGCTGGAATTGGCGCACGGCGGCAAGTACGCGATCATCGCGCCGACCCTCGAGCGCAATCTGCCGGAGATCGAAGCGCAGCTGAAACGTCTACTCGCGTGAGCCGACTGTGCCGAGTCTAATCGACCGCTTCACCGCATTGTTCAAGCGCAAGCCGGAGGAACCGCGCGATACGTCGCGCGAAACGCCGCAGCCGCCGGCTTCGCCGTTCGATCTCTCGCGGCGACTGCAGGCCGAGCGCGAGCGGCGGCGAGTGTTCGAGATTTGCGACGAGATGTACGACACCGATCCGCGCTGCGAAGAAGCGATCAACACGCTGGCGCGCGACGTGGTCAAAGGCGGGTTCAGCGTCAAGGTCAAAAATAACCCGCGCGCCGGCGACGTGGCGCAGGCGCTGTATGCCCGGCTCAAAATTGCTTCGACGCTCGACGACTGGGTGCGCGAGGCGTTCATCGAGGGCGACACGTTGCTGGAATTGGGCGTAAACGAGGAGGCCGAGATCACGCTGGCGACGCGCAAGCCGACGCTGGCGATGCGGCGCAATACCGACCGGGCCGATCGGTTCATCGACCCCCGGCGCGCTTTCTGGTACTCGGATAGCCCACTGGCGGCAATGGAAGCGCCGCCGGATGCGATCTGGTTCGCCGAGTGGCAGATCGTCCACGCGCGCTGGGCGCACCGCTCGAAGCGCAAGTATGGCCGGCCGCTGTTCGCCTCGGCGACGAGCGCCTGGAAGCGGGTGAAGGAAGGCGAGCTCGACATTGCCGTGCGGCGCAAGACGCGGGCCGGGATGAAGTTCCTGCACGTGGTCGAGGGCGCAGACGAGACGGCGCTGCAAGGCTACAAGGAACTCAACAAGGACGCGCTCAATAACCCGTTCGCGGCGGTGGCCGATTTTTTCTCGAACAAGCCAGGCAGCGTCACGGCGATCCAGGGCGACGCGAAGTTGAACGACATCGCCGACGTGATGCACCACATCGAGACGTGGTGGACGGCTTCGCCGGTGCCGATGGCGCTGGTGGGATACGGGAAGGATCTCAATCGAGACATCCTGGAGCAGAAACTGACGCAGTACGAGCGGGCGCTGGAGCAGATCACACAGTGGTGCGAAGACGAGTTCATCGTGCCGCTGCTGGAGCGCGAATGGCTGCTGCACGGTCTTTACCCGCCGGGGCTGCAATACGAGGTGGGGTGGAAATACAAGGCGCCGACGTCGGCGGTGGACCTAAAGAACGTCGGCGACGCGATCACGCGCTTCAAGGCGCTGGGGATCCCCGACGAGGTGATCTGGGCGATCGTGGCGCGCTTCCTACCGTGGCTGGACCTGACGACGCTGCTGGCTGGGCAACCGCCGGCGACGGGCGACGACGAGCCGGAGCGGCTAAGCCAGGCCGAGGCTAATCTGGAGGTTTGAGAATGGCTCAGACGATAAATACCAGTGGACTCACAGACGAGGAAGCACAAGTCAT